CTGTCAATACCTACACAGAATCTTTTGAAGGAAGTAGTGTCGTTATATCTATTCTTCAATTGCTTGACCATGATTTGATTCATTCCCTCAAGCTCCTCCGTGCTAATAAGGGCAAACATAAGATCAGCAGTAGCAGGGAGACCGAAGGATTCACTAGTATCAGTAAGGTCAACATCAGTGCTACCAAAACCTGAACGAGTGGTCTGCGTAGCACTGACAATAGGAACGTTACACTCCACAGCAAAACCCCTAAGTTCTTCTGCGATTGCTTTGACGTATGTGTAGGAGTTGACAATGCTCCCTTTATATCTCTCGGAAGCACAGATATTAAGGTAATCCACAAAGATAATATCGGGTTTAATGCTCCGCTTAAGAGCAAGATCAGAAACAAGAGACTTAAAATGTCCAACATGAGCAGATGCTGTAGGGTATTCTTTAATGATTAACTTGCCTTGTGTCTTCTTAGAAAGATTTGCAATCTTCTTTTCAAACATTACCTTCGGGAGGTCACCTAGTTGCTGGATAGGTACGTTAAGTAAATTAGCATCAATACGTTCTGCAATCTTTTCTTCTGCCATCTCCAATGTGATGTATAGAACATTACGACCTTGAAGTAAGGAAGCAGCAGCCATGTGACACATAAACAATGACTTACCAACACCTGTACCAGCAAGTGCAATGTTCAATGTTTTGTTAGGAAGACCACCCTTTGTAATTTTGTTAAAGAGCGAAAGGTCAAATGGCACTTTGTCTTCTTTGCGATGGTAGAAGTCATAACGTTCCTGTGCATCTGAAACATAATCATGTCCTACATGTTGGTCGAAGGATACTCCGAGCGCCTCCGAAAGAATCGAAGGAATAGCACCCTTATCCCTCTTGGTATCTTGACCGTCAGCAATCTTGACACTCTCCATAAGAGATAAGTAGATCGCACGCTCTTGACACCACTTTTCCGTAGAATTAACGAGCCAATCGTGCTCTGAGGGATCATCGGAAAGGACATTTAAAACTCCAATAATTTCTTTAAACTGGTCTTCGGTAAGGTCAGTTCGTTCCTGACATTCTATACCAATTGCGTTGAGACTGGGACATGCATTATATTGACTTATGTATTCATGTATCTCTAAAAAGATAATCTTATATTCCCTAGCAGTAAAGTAATCCGACTTTAAAAAGGGAAGAACCTTTCGTGCATATTTCTCACTGTATATGAGATTGCTAAGGATTGTTGCTTCTAGGTTCATTAAACGTAGTGTAAGTAAGTTCCGAGGATGTACTTTTTATCTGATATCGGAGGTCGTCCAGCGTGTCGATACTGCCATGTGGGAGGAAATACTAATATAGAACCTCGTTTAGGTTGCACCGAATGTTGCAGAACAGGGAAATTGGTGTCTCCACCATCAACGACATCATTAAGATAAAGAAATAAAACTAAAAATCTCCGAGCAGAATTATAGTTTCCAACGTCAACGTGGTCGGCAAACTCATCGCATCCGTTGTTCCTATACATCTTAGCACGGAATTCTTCAAATGCATACTTGTCTGGAAAATCAACAGCAATATCAAGACTGTTCATGTAATTTTCGACCACACCAATAAAGGTCTTTGATAAGGACTCTTGAACGTCTCTCCATTCAGGAACCTTATCAAGATACAATTTACTGATATTCAATTCATAAAATGATGGACGTTTGTCCTGGTCGATTCTTATGAAATCCGAATCGTTAAACTGGTTGATAATTCTAGTGCATAATGATTCCTCAACAACGTTGTCATATTGACGAATATAATCTACAAGTTTAGCTGCCATAACGAAACTCCATTGCTGCTGCTTCATCAAGTGCTTGCATCACTTCATCAGTAAAGTATACCTCAGGTTCTTTTAAGATTGCCTTAGCATAGACTTTCTTACCATTCATCTCATAGCGACCAGCAATATTTCTCCACATTCCTGCTCGCTCTCCTAACTCTAGTAGACCATAGTATCTATCAAGACCACGATCATAATACAAACGAGTTTCAATCTGACTATTCTCTTTGGTCAGACGTGACTTCTGTGCCTTACATTTGATGATATTACCAACAACCTCAGTGCCATCCTTCTCTTTCTTCTTAGACAGATAGATGATAGTAGAAGATGCATACTTCAGTCCACTACCACCACCCATTTCTTTCATGGGAACATAAGACCCAATCACATCATAGGTATGGTTGGTGACCAGCATAGGCACGTTTGCCTTCCCTAGTTTGAGTGTGAGCACCCTGAAGGCACCCTTAATCAATTGACTCTTAGTCATGTCACGGACCTGCTTATCTGCTGCTACATCGGCAATCTCTTTCTCTGTAGAAAGCATACCCAAAGAGTCCAGTACAAACATTAGAGGTTTACGATCTTCCTCTTTCTGCTCCATGTACTTGTCAAGGATACGACAAGACTGAGTACGAAACTGTTCAATAGTTGCAACAGGAACAATCATCATGCGGTCAGATGCAATACCTCTGTCCTCAATCATCTGCCTAGAGATAGCAGACTCAGATTCAAAATAAATTACACCCGCATCAGGATTACTGTCGAGGAAATGCTGTACAATGCCAAGACAAAAGAAAGTTTTGCCAGTAGACGACTCTCCTGCAATAGCGGTAATCTTATTTCCAGGGACACCACCGTAGATTGAGCCAGATACCAAAGCGTTAAAGATATAACTGCCAGTATCAATGAAACCACTGGTATCTCCCGCTGCAATACCATCACTAACAAGTCCTGCGTATTCATTTCCGATCTCCTTTGCTACATCTTGCAAAAAATTCACCCTTTAACCTCCAATAATGTTGTGATATGTTGTGAACGTTTCATGGCACGTTCAAACCATTGTGCATCTTTTAAGTCATCAAATAGTTTTTCTTCTCTAGATGCACCAGCACCGAATGCCTTTTGATATGAAACAATGAATTTTGTTTTCATCCGAATAAAAACTCCAACGATGCAATTTTTTCTGGTTTCCAACCAATGGTATCCATAATAACTTTGATAGGGTCTAGGAATGACTTTGAGAATTGTAAGTCATAGTCCACATGTTTGTCAAGTCCAAACTCTTTAGGAAATGTGTTCAAGTAACTGATTACATTTTCTCCAATTTTGTTTGGTGTCTTTAGGTAGACAAATTTAATCTTTTCCCCGTCCTGAATCAAAGGATACTTATGTGTCAGTTTGTTTTTCTTGTTATGGAAGTTGTATAGTAGTGCTCCTCTAACGTGTATCGGCGTACCTTTACTATACAGAGTCGAAGGGTTCGACCACTTATTTAGATTGTTGCATCCTCGGGGAAATGATATATCTTCAACTGGTAACGATGAAAATTTATCCTTAAAGTCTGCAATAAATTTTTGTGCTGCTTCTTCATCTTTATTGACAATAACAACCATACATTCTTTAATAGCAGCACGACATGCAGCAGGAGTAGAAGACTTTACTGCTTCCAATCCCATGATTTTTAGTTTAGGTTTCTCATAACGAACACCCTCACTATCCCATACATTAAGAATGTATCTCTTCTTAGCAGTCCAGATACCTTTGTTGGCAATATTCTCTCGCTTCATGACCATCTTCTGGTCATAAGCACCAACATAGTTTGCTAGTTCTTGATACGATTTTTCAATGAATGGTTCAATTCTTTCTTTGCAAGCAGAGTCGAGGAAGCCGACAACCCTCTCTGGAGGAACATCTTGTGAAGGAAATACAGAACGGACAAGTAAATCGAGACAGATGTAAATGCTATCAGTATCAGAAGCGATGACATAATCGTGGTCCTTTGTTTTAAGTAGTTTGTTTAAGTAATTATTTACTTTGTTTTCAATCCACCTAATCGAGACTTGACCCGAGAGGGTAATCGCTTCAGCATTTGCCAGATTGTAGTATCGGAAGTATTGGTTACCGATGGCACCATAGGCGCTGTTAAGTTGGATTTTTCTTGCCATTTGGATATTGTTGAATTTTGAAATATCCTTTTGTAGTGATGTGGTCTCTGTAGGTGTGGTGGCATGTTCAAGAGCTTGCTTAGACTTAAGCATTCTCTTCTTGTATATGGTCCGTTCATCGTAGATCTTCTGCATCATTTCTGGTAGGAACCCAAGTATGTCCTTACGATACTGAGCACCGTTAGCACATACACAATACTTCCCATCAATATCTAGTTCCTGATTAAGTATCTTATCAACAGTTGCTGTTGGGTGTCTCGCATCGAGTAATGTCTCGGGTGAGATGTTGTACTGCATAATAAGATGAGGGTAGAGAGAGTTAAGGTCAAAAGACACAACCCAATCATACTTTCCTGGAATCGGTTCC